GATGTCGCTGAACCGGCGGGCACGCTTTCGTGCCCGCCGGTCGGGGTGTATGACGTAACGGCAGAGCGGCTCCATTGGCACAATGCCAAACGTTTCGCGCAGACAGCGTTCTGCCTTCGTGCTCGGAGAATCGGCATAGGTAACCGACGGGTCCAGCCACGGGAGATCGAGCTTGTAGTCGTATTTCGATGGCTCTTGGCCAAGCAGGAAAACGCGATGCGCCAACTTGTAAAAAACATTGCAGCCGGGCTTGACGGCACAATCAATGAGCATGCGAGGGTAAAAATGGCGCAGATGACGCAGCAATATAGTGCCCTGCACGGTGTCGCCGAGGCCATGATGCCAGCGAAGCAGAAGTCGCCGACGGTGTATCAGATCGATACCGAGCTTGATTAGATCGCCGCTGCCAGGGACAAGCATGTTCAGCATCCGCTGTCTCTTGGCGCAACCTGAGCAGCGGGTAATGGCATCAAGATCGACGCGTGCGCATTTGGCAACTACGCGCCTTGCCGCCGACCAGACTGTCCTGCCACACGTGGGACAGAAGAATCGTTGTCCTTCCCGGCTGAATTCGCAATTCATCTGAGCCCGCATCATGGCAGAGCCCGCAGGCGACAGGTAGCATTCGCGCCGGTACACAATTCTCCAGGAGTGCTGAGGACGACCGGCGCCGTCATCACCAAGTCGAGGGCCGGACAAACGATCGGCCCTGGAAACTGCCGCTCGAAGCCCACGCTAAATTCCGGCCCATTGTTTGGGAAGCCTCCACCGATTGTGACTCTCACGCTCACCGCCGGCCACAGGCGCACTATCGTCGTCTTTACCCGGAGCGGCCGACCGTCGCAAAGCGAAAAGTCAGTGTAGTACCAATTGCAGCCAATTGCATCGGTGCCAATGTAGGGAAGCACAAATTCTACGTCGTTGACGGCAGTGCACGAGCATTCCCCTACGCCCGCTAGCCCGGTCGTCAACACGCCGAATTCTCGCGGCAGTAATCCGTCCAAGCAGGAAGTGCAATGCGGATCGACGATAGGCTGGCGGCTAGTGTTCGACGTCGACGTCGACGTACTCGTTGGGGGTGGCGAGCAACAGTCGCAGGGGAGCCCATAGAAGCAATAGACTGGCGCCAACCAACGCGTGAAGTGGGTCCATGCGGTATTCATCAACATTCCCTGGCGATGAGATACCAATTTACGCCGATCTGGGCCATCGAAACCCACTTGCCTGCTGCAACATCGCCGAAATGGTTCACACACATCACGTCGTTTCCGGTATCAGCTTCACCTTGCCCGGAATCGATCCAGACCCGGACGCTGCCCACATCTCCCTTGTCAATCGCTTCATTGGTCTTGCCGAGCAGGACGAGGTCGCGCTTATTCGTCTGGATCGCAAGCACCGTCGCTTCGCGGGCGTCGCCCAAGATGAAAAATTCGGAACCGCCCAGGTCAATTCCCCATTGACCAGCCGAAGGCCCCCAAAACTCCCCGAACGCCGGGGTGCTCGTGTCATTGAAGCGCACTCTAACAGGAGTCAACGTCACCGCGCGGCCGATCCCGCCAGCGGGGACTGGCTCCAGGGATACCCCGTAGAGCGGCTGAACAGCTGAATCGGGCTTGTCGCCGGAGACGACGACGGCATTATCCACCGAGGGGGCTCCGGCAAAGCGAAACACGGCGCCGAGGGGCGCTTCCTCGCTCGAATCGTTCCGCCAGTAGAAGCTGTCGCGGAGGACGTCGCGACGTTTGCCATTGCCGACGTTCGTTCGCCGGCCAATGTCCACGAGCGTATTGAATGTGCCGCCGGGGAAAGCTGGCAGAGTTCCGCCGGGATTGACCTTGTTAAGCATTCAGATCCCCAACAACGAAAAGTCGGCGGACGGATAAACCTCATCGACGTAGACGGCGACCGGAGACTCGACTAGTCGTTTTGCGGCATTATCGACTGTCTTATCAAAAAAAACCCAAACATAATCAAAGGCATTATGATAGACGCCGTCGATGCCGCAGACGTTTTCCGTAACATTGCGACCGACTTCGAACTGGAAGGTCACACTCACATAGCCGTCGTCTTGCGTCTGGCCGGTCGCTCCCAAAAAAAGAACCTGCTTCGGCTCAAAGATGCGCCAAGCCGATGCATTCACGCTGCCGGTAAGGCTGGCCAGGATATTGATATAGCTGGGCGTGATAAGGGCCGCCGGCAGTTGGTGCGTCTCCGAGAACTTGAGATACGGCGCGACGAATCCATCCGCGCCATCGACGCCGTCTTCGTGAACGTTAATTGCTCCGTGCTGATTTGGCGGAAGCCGTTCGAGCGCTTGATTGGGGTAAATTGTTTCGTTGATTCCGTGGTCTTTATGAACCGTCTTGCCGCTGGTGTCAAAGCTGACCGAAACCAGTCCTGGCTGATTCTGGTTGCCGCCCTCGAGCGACTGAAGCGACTGATAAACCAGGGTGCAGTCCCACTGCTCCGGGCCGACCTGCTCGACTTCGTGCATATACCGAGGCAGGACACGACCGAGGATCGAATCGCTGTATAGCGGCGGAGCCGTGGCCAGCAGGGCGGCTCTAGCGGCGTCCTGGTCGGTAGCGCCCTCGACTGTCCATTTGGTCTCGATGCTGGTAGTATAAGTGCGTTCGTCGCAGTTGGTGCGACGGGAGCCGAAGCGCTCGTAACAGGTGACGGCCATGCTGATTTATCTGGCGATATTGGCGATCGGGCAGGTCCGGGGAGGAATGGGAGAGGAAGTCAAATGGCTGGGCCCATCGTCAGGCGGCGCCCTGCATAACGGAGTAGCCAGCGAGATTTACGACTATTTCTATGCAAGTCGCGATCTCAAGATCGAGCAAGGATATGAGAAGCGAAGAGCTTTTGTCGTTGTGGACGAAGCATTTGCGTCGCTACCGGCAGACCTCCAGGCGAAGTGGCTTTGTGGATGGTTTGCCGCCGGTTGGCTTCGGCCACCCACGCCAAATCGAAATAATATGGCGACCGTCTATATACTGGCAGATGCTCGCAAGAAGCTCGGCACCTATCGCTTCGGCGACCGAACGATCAAATACGCCCCCGGCATGAAACCCAAAAAGGTCAAGCCAAAGCCTATGGCTCGCGGAACAAGACGTCCACGATGACGCCCTGCGCCTGCGTGCCCGATGAGCCAGCCAGACTGGCCTGCACCTCGAAGATGTCGTTGGCCACATAACTGGCGTTGCTGATCGAAGCCAGTAGGGCGCTATTGGCTGTGCTGGCCGAGTTGATTATCATGCTGCTGGCCAGGATCGAGCTATACGAGCCGCCACCACTCGATCTCTTGAGATCGAGTGATACGACACGATCGCCCGTCGGCGCAGCGCCGGTCACGGCGTAGCGGACGGCGTCAATCTGTCCGGCAGCGTGGGCGACGTGGATCGTCGCGGATTCAGCCGTCACATCGATGTCGTTTGGCTGTGAGTAGCGAGCCGAGAATTTATGAATCAGCTTATCGGCGTCAATCCGATCGCCCACGGCCGCCGAAACGGCCGCATTGCCCACGCTGCCGGGAGGCGGGCTGAGCGTCGCATTCTGAAAGGAAATAGTGCCGTTTTTGAAAACGACATTGCCGTCGAACACCTGCGTTGCCATCTGGCTCCTCCTACATAAAGCCGACTGCAAGCACCCCGCCCTTGCGGAGCAGAGCGGCCAATTGGTCGTTCGCCTTAGCTGTGTTGCTGGCAATCTTCTTGGTATTCTGTTCCATGCGAGCCTGCGGCCCGAATCCGCCCAGCCATTTCACTTCCTCGCCCATGCCGCCACGAATCACGTCATGGGCAGCAGCCTTGATTTCGGGGGCGTGCAGCAAGTTATCTAGCTGCTCGATGCGAGCATCGATTTCAGGAATCGCTCGCGGCTTTTTCCGTTCGGCCGCCGCCGCGTCCAGCAAGGCTTTTCGCTGCTTTTTAAGAATCTCAATCTCGGCCCCAATCTTATGCCGCTGATCCTCGGCCGCCTTTTCGAGATCGGCAAGCTGGCCCTTGAGGGCGTTATCAATCGCCTTGATTTCTTCGTCGCGAACTTTCGCGATCCGATTTAGCTCGGCCTGCCGCGCTCGCTCAAAAGGACGGCGCAGCTCGTCATCAACTTCCGTGTGGCGCCTGCCCCGCTCTTCTTCCAGCAAGGCCCTGGCCTTAGCCGCCGTCTCGTGGCTGATTGAACCTTTTAGCTCGCGGTTGCGAACGTCGAGCAGCGCTTCGCCAATGCCCGCGTCGATCTCCATCTTGCGACGAGCGATCTCCATCCGCAGCGGAATACCTTTGAAAAAATAGCGAATCCGCTCACCAATCTCCTGAATCTTCGCGCCGAAGCGAACGAAGAGCTTTTCCAGGGCGGCAACCGCCTCGATCCCCGGCAATTGAAAGGCGTGCCAGAGCGTGACCCATTGTTTTTTCAGGGCCGTTGCCCCTCTGGCCCACTCCAGCTCCAGAGTCTTCCAGAGGATTTGGGCCGCCAATTGCCAATCGCCAGACGCCAACGAATTCCGGATTCCTTCAAAAGTCGTTAACGCATCCTCTTTGACGATCGCCCAAATATCGCGAAGTGTGTTGGCAGCATTCGCCATCCTCTGCGTGCTGCGAACAAACAGCAGGCCGATTCCCGCCACGCTGGCCAGAACGAGCCCCGCTGGCGAAACGAGCGCCAATAAGGCGACTTTTACCGCAGCAAGCGCCGTATCGCTCGCAAGCATCCCCAGCCGCAGTTCCCTGAACAGGAAACTCGCCGAACCGATCGCCTTGCCCAGTGCCAGCACGCTAATGGCGGCTCCGGCCAGTGCGACGCCGGCTGCCGCAGCCACGCGAAACACGTCGCGGTGGCTGCGAATCCAGGCCGCCGCGATCTGAGCCGCCTCGGTCATGTAGTTGGCGAGCCGAATCAACTCGGGCATCAGTGCGCTGCCGATTACGGCCGCGCCAGTCTGCAATACTTCCCAAACGGCCTTCAGGTGCCGGCTAAACGTCGTCGCGGCCAAAGCGTCTTCGCGGCTGAGCGTATAGCCGAGGGCCGCCGCCTCTTTTTCGAAATCCGCAAAAACCCCCGCGTCCTCTGGATGCTTTGTGACGTGATCGACCAGCTCTTCGAGACTGACGCCCGCCAGGGTCGCCGCGTAGCGCAGTTGCGAAAGCCTTTCGACCGACAGTCCGCTCTTGGCCGACAGATCGACAAGCTCGCCGCCCAATTTGGTCGCATCGCGGACGGCGACGGCGAAGCCGGCATTAATCAGCGAGCCAGAAAACAATGCCTTGCCGATCTTGCTGACCTTGACCGACCAGTCGGAGATTTTGCGCTCCGCTTCTTTGAGGCCCTTTTGCAGGCGACCGTCCTTGGCGAACAACTCGACGAAGGCCTCGCCCGCCTTGATTTGTCCAGAGCCAGCCAAAGCGTCAATCCTTCACAAAAATATTCTTCAGGACGGTAATCGGCACGCTCGCCGGTTTTCGCGGCTGCGACGTCGGATCAAAGTCGCGCGGCGAAAAGGCCGGCCCGTTGGGATCGCGATGACAGTTGGCCAGGAGTGCCATCTCGCTGGCCGTATGCGACCAGTCATATTTCACGCGGGCCTCGGTCAGTTCCAGCAAGTCGCGTAGCGTCAGGTTGCCGCAGTCGCGGCCGAGGATGGCGACGCAGTCGCGGACGACATGCCACCAGGTTCGCTCTGGTCGCCATCGATCGCCAGCTCGGCCCGATCCATTATCTGGCCCGTCAGCTCTTTGAGCTTCGCAAGCGTCTTGGCCAGCAACCGGCGCTTGCGGCCTGGGAAAAAATCGACGAGGTCAGCCAAGAGAGCGTCGGTCGCCGCTTCGATGGCGTCGCCGGCCATCGCCTGCCCGAACCGCACGTCCGAGATTTGTCGCTCATCCGCCTGCGGCTTGACCAGACAATAGATCACGTCGCAGAGCGTGACCGGATCGTCGACCAGTTTGATAAGACTCTTGCCCTCATCCAGGTCGAGCAGATCGAAACCAATGAGTGACTTGATCCGCTTGACCGAATCAATCGTCACATCAATGGTCCATTCGCGACCGTCACGATCTTTAAAAATCTTCATTTTTATGGCACTAGGTGGCGGTGAACCAGGTAGGTGGGTTGTCGCTCCGCGTCGGCTTGACTGTTACCTGAGCAGTCAGAGCGCCGCTAAGCTGCTCCGCGCGAGTGAACTTGATGACCTCGAAGCTGGCTCGCAACCCCTGACTACCCGTGGTGTTGTAGGCTCCGTCCAAACAGAGCAGCTCGACGGCCGTGTCACCGGTCCAAGCCGCCAGAAGCGCGTCGAAATTCGCGTCGCCGGTATCCCAGACCAGTTCGAAATCGATCGAACAATTTCGCAAGGCCCCCTTGACGGTGGCAAACTCGCTTTCCCGCGAGCTGGTATCGGCCTCCGCCTTCTCGAGGTTCAGCGTGGCGTCGCGTACGAGCTTAATTTCGTTCCAGATCGGCGATGCGTAAGTACCCGTGTTGCGATAGAGCCTGGCCTGCAGGCCGAGCGTCGTCTTCACACTCATTTTGCTATTCCCCTGGACTTCGAGGGTTAATGAATGCAGTTCTTAAAAAGTTCCGGCGCCCGCTCCAGCTCGATCCCGAAGGCCGGACGCATAAATGGCCGAGGCCGATAATGCAGGGTCCGCGCTGCGCCGCGCGCGCTTCCGCCATGTTCCAGCAGCTTTGGCACGGGACGGCGTCGGCCGTTGAGCGGCACCGGCCCGATGACGACGCCGCGATCAGATTCGTCGTAGGCAAATAAGATGTTGCGGATACTGGCAAACGCGTCGTGTGTATGGCTCGATGGCGGTTTCCCCGGCTGGCTGATCCGCTTGCGATAGCGGATGCTCGACCTAGCCCGCGTGCGAACGTAGGCTCCGAATCGCGACAACTGCTTGACCGTCGCGGCTCCGGCGAGCCGAGCGACATGATCGCGATCGAAGAATCGCCCTTGAACAATTTCCAGGCCGAAATCAAGCATCGGCCTTCTGCTCTTCGTTGCGGTAAGTCACCGTCAGAATCGACGTGAACTGGCGAAATTGCTCCAGGTGCTCTGGATCGAAAAGGGTTGTATGCTCCGTCTTGATCCAGGTGTAGCTGTTCGCATCGTCGCCCAAGACTCCGAAAGAAATAACATCCTTCAGCTCCTGCATAACGCACATGAGAGCGTCGATCGCGGCCGTGTCGAATGTGTCGCCGCCTCCCGGATCAAGCTTTTGAATCAGGCCGACGAAAATTTCCCGGTCGGCAAGCTGCGTGGAACGGGAATCGAGCGTCGCCGCGTCGCTTTTAGGAATCACCAAACACGAAAGAGAATCGACCGACGACTCGCGCTTCAGCAGCGGCAGATAGCCGCGCCTGGCCGTGATTCCAAGACCGGAGTCATTAATCGCCGCGACCAGCAAATCGGCCAAGTCGATGATCCGCGCCATTAGGTCACTCGCTTGCTGTGAATCCGCAACCGCAGGCGGCTTGAATCGCAATAGCGAAAGACCGCCGCTCCCAACATCGACATGGCCTCGTAGACCAACGTCGATTCGCCAATGGTGCGAGCGAATCTATCGCCCCGCTCCGGCTCGACCGGCCCGCCGCCGAAATCATAATCGACGGCAGAGACGATAAAATCGACTGACTGCGATTGTTCGATCGTGTCGCCGGCGACTGTCTCGATCGCGCTGGCGCCGATGACGGCCGGTAGTTCGATAGTCTGTCCGCCGCGCGTCGCCGTGATTGTCTCGCCGGCGACGGCCGCCAGGCTTTGACCGATGGCCGTCGCCGCGATATCGATAATGCCAGCCATGCGACTAAGCCAGCAGCTCCAGTACCATACTGGCGGCCGACTGGTCGGCCGACTGCGTGCTCGACGGCGTCACCTTGGCCCGGATATACCGCTTGGTGGTCAGCGGCAGCCGGCCGCGAAATATCCCGCCCGCGTCTCCGGCACCACCGGCACCGGTTTGGGTGCCAAGCGTCAGCGCGGTGGCCGACGTGCCAAAGTCGGCACTCGTCGAATGTTCCACCGTATAGGTGTTTGACTTGCCGTCGGGAAGCTGGGTCGCGGTGAGGGCCGGGGCCGTAATCACCACGTCAATCGGAGCTGCGAAATCGCCAAAAGGCGAGTTTTGCGTATCAATGACGTCACTGGCGGCCGTGACGCCGGAAACCGGCATGGCGACCGATTTCTTCAGCAGAGCGTCTTTCAGATTGCGATTATTAGGCACGCTTGGCCCTCCTGCGAGTTAAAAAGATAAGCAGCCTGCGACGAGCGGGCGTCGCTCACGCTGGTTTTAGGGCGGTCGCAATGACTCGCAGACTGCGTACTTATCCAGCCGATCGCTTAAAGCGTCAGGCTTTCGGTGTCAGTGATCGCGTCGGTCACGTAGATCGGCACCCCGAACGCCTCAGTCGGAACGGGAGCGGGGGCTCCGGTGGCGTTGGTCGCGGTGCGGCTGCTGCGCAATTGTTCGAGGCTACGCCGCGACATAAACAGGGCATCGGGCCGGACGCCGGCCTGGAACTTCGCCAGCAATTTTGCGATCAACGCATCGGTGAGCCCCTTGCCGCTGTCGGCCGTCAGCTTCTTGATCCGCCCCAGATTGCGGACGTTGCCGACCTGCAAGCCAGGATAGAGCGTCAGTTCTTGGACATAAGCGGTGAACGGTTTGCCGTTGGCATCCAATACCCGCTGCTCGCTGACGTCGGAGAGCGACAGATTGCCGCCGGCGCCGTAGATGAACGCGACGTCCTTGGGGCCGAATTTCACCGCCCAGACGCTGGAGCCAGTGGAAGCAGTCGTCCCGCCCGCATCGACGACCATGTTCGTCGAGTCGTAAGCCGCCAGCAGACCAGCAAAGCCCTTGCTGTCGCCAGGCGAGCTGGTGCCGTAATAGAACTGCGTCGCCAGAGCCTGCATGCTCGCCTCCACCACTGCGGACGCTTCCAGGGCGATGTAGGCTTCGGCGCCATCCTCATAGCGATCGGCAACTGCCTTGTCGCATTCCCATCGCGGATTAAGGATGAACGTCTCGTACAAGCGGTTTTCGTACACTCCGACGACGCCCGCGTTGCCTTCGTTGGCGCTACGGAAGCCAACGGTGGGGACGCCAGTGCGAACGAGCGTCTTATACGACAGCCCGGAAATCGTGCGTGCATAGCCGACTGTGATTTCGGGGTGCGCCTTACTCGCTTCGTCGATCAGTCCGGCGACCTGGTCTGCGCCGTTGGCAATGGCGATGGATAGCAGAGTGGGAATTGGCATCGTGCAAAATCCTTTTGTGAAAATGAGCCCTGATCCGATTTATTGAGAGTAATAAACCCGACGAAGAGCTTAATTAGTCCCTTAGCTGGATACCGGCCGCAAATCTGGCCAGACTGTCGCTGCCAACGGCGTTCCGGAGCCTGGCCACCGTCGCGTCAGATAGCTTGTCAGCTTCGTAAGCGACCGGCGCGGCTTCGCCGCGATTCGCCGCGAGCTGCTTTTTCAGCTCATCTTTTTCGCGAGTCAGCCTTTCGTTTTCGGCACGCAATTCACCCAGATAGAGCGACTGGGCCTCCGCGAAGCTCTTGCCCTCGGCAAACCAGCGGCCGCCGCGATCGCCAAAAGCAGCGAGAAATTGATGGCCCTCCTTGGCCCTTTCAGCCGGCCTGGCGTTCGCCTCGGCGGATGATTCGACGGCCAGCTTGCCGGCCTCCTGCAACTCGTCCGGCTTCGATTCGGTCGGCTTTGTCTGTTCAGACATGGTTGAGTGTTCCTTCTCTTGCTTGGGCACGATCGCCAGACCATGCCGATCCAAAAAGCGAGCGATAAATCCGCGAGCGCGATCCGGGTCGATGCCAAGATCGCCGGCCTGCGGCCTTTCGTCAGAAAACCCGAACACGTAGTCGGCTAGCGTTTCTGCCTCTTCGATCACGCCATCGACGGAGAACAAACCTTCCGGATTGGCCGCCGGATCGCCCACCATATCCACGGCCCGCAATCGCTTCAGGCGAACATGCGGATAGTTGTTCACGTTCAGCGGATCGGGGCTTTGAAACGCACTGCCGCCGTGGTCTGAAATAAACTGATCCTCGGCCGCGTAATCGGGCGCAAACGAAATGCTGGCCCCAAAGCTGGCCGGGTCTTCTTCGGCCCGGTCCATAAGGTAGCCGGCCAGGTCGCCGTCCGGCGTGTGATGGGCGCTCTTGGCGAAATGCTCATCGGCTCGCACGACGTCGCCGTCGACGAGGGCATTTTTGGTGCGCCCCAAATGCTTCCCTAAGCCGTCGCCCGACAAATCGGGATGCGTATAGCGGCTCTTGACTCCGGCACCGCTGGCGTTGATCGAATCGGCGACTTGCTGCAAAAACACGCCGTCGATCCACATATCATGCCCGAGGGCTTCGCCCCGCGTGACCACGGCGAAACCGCGAATCAGGCCCGCTCCGCGATCGCCGCCCGTGCGGTCGACGGGGCTCTCTTCGCCAGCGGAGAGGCCTTTGGCGATCTTCGTTCGCAGCAGGCGGGGTCGCTCACGCAACTTGCTGTTGACCGGCATCGTTATTCCCCACGGGAATCCAGATGGTTTTCATGGTCGAGAGCGGAACGCCGGCTTCCTCGGCATAGGCCCGCACTCGAGCGTTCTTGTCGATGTTTTCGTAGACGTTGCGGCCGTGTCGCTGGGCGACGTCCTCGTAGTTGTCAAGTGACGAATCGATCGCAAAGAGTTCGGCCTGGATTTCTTTTAGGGGATCAAGCCAAGGCATGCCCCGATGAATCCATTCCCATCGGGCATCGAGCGCAGCAATCGGCAGCTTGCCGTCTTGGACGGCCAAGGACAGCCGCCAGGCAGTCCACCAATCCAGTAGCTCGCGAACATCCTGGCGGACGATTTCGGCCGACTGTTCATACTGGAGATACGCCTGCCGCGCGCCGCTATAGTTGGTGAAATCTTCGGAATAGAAGCTGTAGGGGATATTTAGCGCTTTTAGGGCGGCGGCGATAATCGTGCTAGCGAATTGCTGAAACTCCAGCGACGGGCTTTGGGCTTCCAGAAAGTCGGCCTGGTCGCCCGGATCGAGGTCAAGCAAAAATGGCCCCCGGCCAAAATCGATCGTATAGCCGACATCTTTCTGCTCGCCATCTTCTCCGGCATCGCTGGCCGTCTGCGTAATCTGGCCCAGCGGCTCGCTTGACTCGCGAAAGATTTTCAATCCAAAGAGCTGGCTAACCTTCATCTTGGCCAGGGCATAGTCGAAACCTTCGTAGGTGTCCCGGAACGAATTGAGCGCCGAAGCGATCTCGGAGATTCCACGCACGCAGTCGAACCGCTCGCCGTAAGCCGCGTGAAGATACAAATGGGCGGCCGGCACAATCCGGTCGAGAATAAATCCACCCGTCAACGGGAGCCGTCGGCAGATGGCGTAGTTCAGCGCTCGGCCGCTGCCGTCGACCTCGACGCCTTCGATCCATTGCCGCAAAACGCGGCCGGCGCTGTCGACTGTTGGCATCCAGTCGCCAGGCATGCCCAACGGCGTGCGAATGCGATCGCTCTCGATCGCCTGCAGGCGGCCGTCCGCCAGGCGGAGCAGCCCGAGGTCGCCATCAATAACGCGGCGCGCCTCGGCGAAGCGGATCGCCCGAGCCAGCGAATGACGGCCGGCGACGTCAAACGCCTCCTTTTTCCCAAATTCGCCGATAGATGCTTCGAGTTGCGTGTCCAGAGCGTCATCGCCGGTTTTCGCCTGAAAGCTGAAGGTCGTCACGTAGTCCAGGTGCCTGGCGATCATCCATTTGGCGATCGCGAAGTTGCGCCGCATGTCCCGGGCGTTGGTAATTAGCCGACCTCGATCGCTGCTATTCAGCTCGCGATCTTCGCTACGCAATTTGCTGGCGGGAGCTTTGCGGCGCTGATTCTCGCGGGCCGCGTCATATCCCAGCCCGACGAATTTGCCAATCGCTCGCAGCAGACTCATGGGCTATCTCGCAAGTCGATCGAGACGACGCGCGGCCGGGTATTGGTCAGGGCCGCTAGCTTGCGCTGCCAGAAGCCATAGGCTTTTTCCAGGTCCGCGACGCGCACCTCCTGGTTGTCGATGCTGACTTTCGTCAGGCCGGCGGACGACAACAGTAGGGCCTGGTATTTGGCGACCATCTGCTGAGCGAAAGTCAAATCGTCGATCAGATCGGTAGACAATCGCTTAATCCTAAAAGTAGGTGACTCGTGGCCGCTGCCGTTTTCTCATCCGAATCGACCGTTCGCGGTGGACGGCCAGGCTAATGCCCTGGATCGCCGCTCCGACGGCACAGCCGACCAGGCAATCAAACCAATGGTTGTCTGGCTTGTGTGGTCGCAACGTCCACTCTTCGACCGTGCGGCCGTGAGCCGTCACCGCCGCAGGCGTCTCGGCCGTCAAATGGTCGGCAATCAAGGCGTGTTTATTGGGCGACGCGTTAAAAAGCGTCAGGCTGCCGGGATCGCCAAGCGCGGTCGAAAGCCGCCTGAAAACGAAACTTTTCCAATAATTGGCGTCGAAAAGCACATGGCGAATCACCTTGCCGGCACTTGTCGGCGGAATCCGCCAATTGAGGCCGCGTCGCTCGCCGATCTTCGGCTTGTTTTCGTTCAGCCCTCGGCTGGCCGCGCGGACAAACTGGCCGTGACTCGGCATCACAAGGCCTGGAAACTTTGACTGCCCGCAGAATTTGTAGATCGTTTCCGTCGAGTCGCCCCAGTTGGCGTCAATCAAGAGCCGCTCGATCGTCAGTGCGCTACCGTCCTGGCGATTCCAGCGAGCCTCTGCCAGAGATTCGACCAACTCGGTAAGTCCTGCGAACAAGGCTCCCTCGAAGCCGGCGCCGGAGTATCGTTGCCCGAGCGTCTTGCGAAGGTCACGGAGCGTGAACCGGTCGCGTCCCTGGTCGGGGTGCGCGCCATAATCAAGCACGTAGCCGGTAAAGTCGTCAGCCCAACCGCAGACGGCCCAAAAAAGTACATCTTTCTGAACATCGATGAAAGCGGTCGCTTTGATCGCGTCTTGCGGAACAACTCGCCGCGGATACCCATTGATCTTGCGAACAATCTCATCGACCGAAAGTACCGCCCCTTCGGCCGTGGTGCTCGGCAGAGGGTCGTTCTGAAACTCGCTGGCAAAGACTTCCGGGCCATCATCGATCAGTGCGTTGTACGCGTGCTGGATCGCCGAAATTTCCGTCTCGTCGTCGTAGCAGTGCTCCCAGCTGACGACCGCCCCGGCATCCATCGCCGCTCGGTTGTCACGATAAAACTCGGTCGCTCGCTCGTGGGCCAATTTTTGCGACTGCGGGTCTTCGGTGTCGTAGCTGGTCCGCAGTTCGGCGTAGTCCTTGAGCCACAACGAGTCGTGCTTGTCCGCCCAGCGGCGGACCATCTTGATTCGTTCACCTTGCCAAGCGGCGTGCTTTTTCGGGTCGAGGAGCTGATCGACCAAGTCGTCCGGCTCGATGACCGTGGCGTTCATCACCACGGCCAGCGATTTGTTATGGCCGCCCGCTTTCAGTATCGACTTATGGATGATCTTAAGCCGCTTGCTAACCTGAAGCGGGCTGGCCGCCGATTCGTCGGTCTGCGGATCGTCGATGATGACGAAATCGGGCCGCTGCTGAACGCCATCGGGGCGTTTGTATTTCATTCCCCGGCTGGCGCCGGTCAGGCCGTGGGCACAGAGGATCGCCCCGCTGGCAATCGAGCCTGCGATCGACGGTAAGACGACCGTGTTGGCAGTCCAGCGGAGCTTGGTCAACTGCCCGCGATAGCTCTGACTGTGCTGGCGCTGCGGCTTCCCCTCCAGGCAGCGGATCGCGTAGCAAACTTCCGGGAAGTCGGCCAGCAACAAATCGTTGCCTTCCAGTTCCCGCTTAATGGAATCAATGTTTGCGTCGGCCGAGGCCTGGTCGCCGCCGAAGATGGGCACGAATTTTCGGTGCCCATAGATCGTCGCCCAGATGGCCGAGTTTTCGCTGATCGTCGTCTTGGCAAAGCCGCGATAGACGGCATTGACGAAGCGGCCGCCCTCGAGGACGCATCGCTGGATGCGCTCGATTACGCGCACGTGGTCGCCAGAAAATGGCTTCAGTCCAGTGCTATTCGGAAAGTACGTAGTAAGAAATAGTAGCAGGTTTTTCTGGCACGCCGCGCGGCGCTCGCGGTCTTCGACTTCCGGCAGCTCGCCGATGTCGGCGACGCTTTCCGTCTGCTCGCGGCTCTTGCGAGCCATGCGCTCGCGATGCGACTGGCCAGCGAGCTTTCGGGATGCGACTGCCGGCTCAATACGCGCCACCCCAGCGATTGGCGAGCACGCTGCCATTGGGTACGGTGCGAATCTGGTGCATCCGCGTCGCCGCGTTGTAGCTGCCACGCGGATCGGTGCTACTCGAATTCTTCGGATGCGTGCCGTCCGCCCAGAAGGTCGTATCGGCCGGATAGAGCGAAGGATTGGCGAGCTGATCGGCCCGCAGATCGCTGAAGGCTAGCAGGCCTCGCGTCTGCCAGGAGGCGAGTTTGTTGCGCAGCCGGACATTGAGCGCGTCAATGGCGGCCATCTCTTCGGCCGTGTAGCCGCCGCCGTAGTCGCGGTTAAGCATCGTGCACAGCCAGACGGCATTGTCGTTGCCGTTGCATTGCGAAATCATCGAGTCGATGTTATCGACGATCTCATCAAGCACCGTCGTAGCGTCGTTGGCATCGATTTGGGCGATGTCGTTAATGCTGCCGGCATCGATCGCCAATAGCTCGATGCCATGAGTATGTTCCATGCCGGTAAAGGCGGTCTGCTGCCAGTACCTGCGAGTAATACCGCTGGTGCCGATCGGGCAGATGACCAGCCGCTTGGGCATGCCATTTTCTTTTTGGGGATACCAGCCGCCCACGATCGACTGATTTTCCTGGCCATAGGGCAGGCTTCTGGCGATGCAGGTCGAAACCCGCATTTTCGGCGTCACGCCGGCGTAGGTCGCGCTTGACAGGCTGTCGAGTGCCGCGAATGTGGGCCGACGGCAGATGGCGATATAGCCCGTTTCCACGGTGCTGGCGCTTGCGGCCAGGCTCGCCGTCAGTCTGATTTTGCCCAGCGGCTGCGCCCGCCAGCGCGTCAGCGGTCCCGACCAGATGACCTTGCGACGGCGGAAGTCGGGCGTCGCGTCCGCGTCGGTTTGGACGTCGATCGAAATATCGATCAACGTAAAGCTGGCTCGCCCGTCCTTGTTCAGGTGCAGGCACAGACAATACCGCTCGGCGTGATTCCAGGGGGCCACCGCAATATCGGGGCCGGCGTGGACGCGGCCAAAGAGGCTCGATGTGTTGGCTGCAAACTTGAAGACGCCCGTCGAATCGTCGGCTGCGAAGATATCGATACCCAGCGAGCAGTCACTGGGGACCGAAGCGTCGGACAGGACGATGCTGGCCCAACCTTCGTCGTTGTACGGAAGAACACCGACCTGGTCGACGGTCGTCGCGGTGCGAGCCGCCGAGTGCGTGTTGTCGCCGTCAAAAACCAGGCGAGTCCTGTAGGGCGTGATTCCCGAGGTGCCGAAGCTGATAGCGGTACAGGTCGAGCCGGTGCCGGCCGTTTCGGCCGTCACGAAATGGCGGCCTTGCGTTTCGGCCGTGTCGGCGACGACGCCGAACGGCTTAAATACCTTGGTGACAAGATTCTGCGGTTTGTCGTCCAGTTCGAAATGAGGGCGAAGCGGAAAGTCGCTGCCGTTCCAGGACTGGACCGGGCCGGCGATCTGCCATTTGATGCCATTCCATTTCGGGAACCGCAGCAGGTTCGTCTGGCTACTCCAGGTGATCGCGTCGGCATGCAGGGCGACGCTGCAATGATACTCGCCGTTGATGAAGAATTCGGCGACGCCTGGGGCGCCGTAGACCAAATGGATTGTAATCCGATTCCAGTCGCCGAACATCACGTTGACGACGCCGGTGCTGGAACCGGCGACGATCGGCTGCGTAACCGTCTCGCTGGCCGAATTGCCGCAGGTGATCGCGAAGCCAGGCGGATTGAACTGCGGACTGTTGGCCGCGTTCAGGTAAAACTTGCAGTAGCTGTAGGTGCCGCCACCGGCGAGCCAGTAAAAATCGCTATCGGCCGCCAGGGCTGTGACGCCGTCATATACCGCGCGAATCCAACAGTCCAGCCAATATTCGCTATCGTCTCCGGAAGCCGCCGAAAGGGCCTTGCCGGTCGTATTCAGCTGAATCGTGAGTGGGTCGGCGCCGGGGGGCGTATTATTGAAAGCCGTCTCGATATAGCCGCTCGACGTGCAGCCTGGCGGAAGCTCCGTCTTCGTGGCAGCCCGGTAGGTAAAGCCGCTGGAAATGGCCGCAAAGCTCGATGGGTTACCGGTCACGAGACCGGGCACAACAATCGGATTCACCGGCACCGTGCCCGAATTGGCCGCCGTGACGATCTGGCCGTCCAGCGTTCCCCAGGCTTCGCCGCTGACCTTTTTCAAAAGTGGCATTATCTACCTTACGAGTGTTTGAACGATCCAGCTTGCCAATCCCGTGAGCACGGCGCCCCAGAAAATCCAGAGATGTTTGGTCCAGCGGGCCTGTTTTTGTTCGAGGCGATCGACTCTCGTCAACAAGCCGTTGCGATGCTGGCTACCGAACAGAAATTCATCGTGGCGATTCAACAGCTCTTCGGCCCGCACCACGATCGCCTTGATCTCGCCCAGCTCGCGCTGAATTGTCTCGGACATGGCAATCTCTGAGCGGATCACAGATAACGCGTGGACGGGCATCCGTTCCCGTCCGTTTCACCATGCAACAGGGGTATTTACTTGGTCGGCGCAGTCGCTGCGTCGGCCGGTTTAGTTGCAAGAGCGTCTTCAATCAGTTTGCGACCCTTCGCACTGCCGGCGATATTGGCGAACACTTTGCCAAGTTCGCGCAACAACGCGTCGTCGCTCTTCAGGAAAAGCCGCACTTCGTGCACACTCTTGGCGAGAAAGTCCGCGAAATCGCTGATCGCCAGGTCTTCCAGCAGGTCCGGCAAAAAGGAAAAACCGTACTCCCGCAGCTTGCCGGACAGATGAATGAAGTGCCGCTTGCGGTTTTCGGCCGCGCGGCGCCGCTGAAAGAGAACGGCCGCACCGCAGAAGCTGGCGACCACGACGGCTACGAGTAAGACGATTCGTTCTGGGGAAAGCATGTTTACGATCCAGGTTTTTATTGGTTGTTGGTTTTCGACGCAATTAGTCGGCTACCAGCAGATGCTTGTAGCGGGACAGAGCCGCCTTGTCCTGGCGAATCGACTGCAACAGCTTGGCTCGGCGACGACGTTTCTCGCCGGAAAGCTGCCGCGAGAATTTCGACTCTTGCAAGAAGGCACGGGTCGTTCGCTTGAGGCCGGCCAAGTTAGCCCTCCGACTCGCGGCTGTATTGGCCCCACTTGATCGCCATGGCGCAAATCGCCGCCAGGATCGCAGAGCCGATTACCAACAGCCAGTATGGTCGATCGCCGGCAAAAGATTCAAAAGATTCACTCGCCGGCGGGTCCGCTTTGTTCGCTGCCGAGGGCGCGGGAGAATCTTTGCCGGGATTTGGGTGCCGGCGATCGATGACCTTTTTGAGCGGACAAAACGGGCCGGCGCAAGGCCTGATATCGCCGTGGACGGCTGCGCTGCGCACCGCAGCTTGATAGAGCGAAGGCAGCCTGGCGAAGGGCCTGCTATCTGGCCTTTCGCAGGCGAGCGATGGCAAAACCAGAGCCGCAAAGACCAGCACACAAAGCACAGCCGATAGCCGCTTCATAAAAAACCTCGTTATTGGGACTGATCGCGATAGCCCAGGAACCATCCGACATCCATTTCACATAAAACTCGTCCAGTGGCATCCTGACCACGGACAACGGAAAATTGCTGTCGATCAGATAGGCCGCCTGGTCCGAAAGTCCGACGCAAACGACGGCGTGATAGCCGTAGCACTGATCGACCCATGCTGCCTGATAGAAATTTCGCAAGCCCACGATGCAAGGCCGTTTACAGGCCAGCTGGCGTTGCAGGAATCGCAAGCCCGACTCGAAGTCGCCGACGGCGGACTCAAATTCGATGTCGTGTGTTCTCAGCAGCGACTCGATATCAGACTCAGTAAGGCCGCCGAAGTGCCGCGTGCGAAAATGTTCGGCCTTATCGAATTGTCCATAGTAGCGCAGCACCGTGCAGATCGCCGCATGGGCGCAGCTTGGCCCCCAATTGCTCTCGCGACTTCCCGCCGGAATGTGAATTGGCCCCTTCGAGCAGCCGACGGAAAACAGAAAGCCAAATAGGCAGCCGGCGATCAGACGCCAGAAAGCGTTACGCTTCATGGTCTCGGTGCCACTTTTGAATGACCAGCATGATCAACATCGTCGCGGCGGCCACGATCGGCACGTAGGCCGGAACTGGATAGTGCCAGAGAGATTCCAGTCGGGTGGCGTAGGCCATCAGGTCAACTCCACGGGGGCCAAGCTGATACCGTCCCGCAATTCCACGCGGGCCAGTTTGTTTGGAGAAAAACTTGACAAGCTCCGCTTGCCTTCGAGTCGCTTGAAAAGCTTCAACCAGCCAGCTCGGAGTTCCGAGCAGAAAAGGCTATGCAGGTCCGTCTGCCGCAGCTTGGACTCGATCCATGACAAGCCTTCCCCGCCGGCTCGGATTGCTCCGATGTAGTCGTATCCCAGTCCCAGCTTGCCGACGAAATAGTCGGTAAGCCGCCGGCTTTCGTTTTCCGCGAGCTGCCTGGCCAGCGGGTAATGCCAGACGCGGCCGTCGTAGTGATTGATCCAGTCCGTCAGCGGTTGGGCTTGAACGCCCTTGCAGGGGACACCGCGAATCACGCAGGGCCGGCGATTATCGGTCGTGCTTTCGAAGACGAGCAGCCGGCCTTCGTAATCGGCGATCGTTGCCACATGCGACAGCCGGCCATATGTGGCCAGCTTGATCGCCAGGCTGCTCCAGGCGTTGCCGGAGCAATACAAACCGTCGCCGGGCTTGAATTCCATGAGGCACCACAAAGAGAGTAAAAGAGGCTCTGCGGCGCCTTGCCTGCGCACACAGCAATGTAACGCCGCAGAGCACAGCCCGGCCAGGCGAAGCAAGCGCCTCCCGGCACGCTTGCAGTCCGCAGATAGCATCTGCGGGTCAAAATTTTTGAGCCAGAAAGCTCCGGCGACTCACCACTTCGCCAGGCGGGCAGGTGACGCCTTCAATTTCGCTCTAATCGTTAAAGAAAGAAAGTCGTGTTTTGCGGGTGTTCCCGGCCGCGTTAAGCGAACATTTTGACCAGGAAGGACCCGTCTATTGGTTATTACACACTGGACCAACGCTATTTGGTCCCAGCGTCTCCAATTCTTTTGGCAGTTTGCCCGCCTCAATGCGCCGCACCGTCGTAACTAGCGCTCCAGCGTTCCAGATGATCGCCCCGAGGTGGTTCTCATCGCGATGCCCGGCGACATACTTCGCCAGATGGCGGGCCAGGCTATCGGCGAAGCGGTGTGTCGGCAGGCCCCGTTCCCAGTTCCGCTCCCCGTAGTGTTTGCAGCCCTCCTCCATGTGCAAAGCCCACTCCAGCAGCGCTTCGTAGGGCAACAGGTCGAATCGCCCCTTGCCCGCATGCGCGCTGCGAACGGCGCCAGTCGCATATTCGTCACGTCCGCCTGAATCGAGAATGCCGGTTGTCATGAATGCTCCGTAAGTATTCTATATAATATAATAATATAGATAGTAAATAAATATTGTGTGTGTGTGTGTGTGTGTGTGTGTGTGTGTGTGTAAGGCGCATCTAACTAAGTAAGCATAGTAACCTCCTGCATCCGCTAGACCCGGTAGAGCCTGGCCGCAAAATAGCGCATTGCCGGCCTTCCCCCGGTAAAGCAATTCTCGCGTACAATCGCCAAACCACGCCCGACGAGGTCCGACAAAATCTCGGCCCGCTCCTTGGCCGGCAGCCCGCAGCGGTTTGCGATGCCGGTGCCTGTTATTCCGGCCTGTCCGGCGGAATCAATTATTCGCCAAATCCGCTTGAACTTGGCGTCGTACGCCGAGCCCGCCGCCGACACATGGCGACTGGCAAGGTAGATCATTCGTCTGGTCAAATAATCGATCAGCTCGGTAGCCCAAACCGCATCCGCTGCCGCGATAATGGCCTGGTCGCGGGCGCCGCTCACGGCCCGGAGGAGGGCCAGCTTTCTGGCCTGCTCAACGGCACGCACCCAAACCGGCCCCAGCGGATCACCCAGCCGGCGACGCTCTGCCTCGGCCATTTCTTCGAGTCGTTCGAAGACCGCCTCGGCCTCCGGTCGCGTCGGAATGATGATTGGCGATGGGTCCATCTGCGGCACACTCGACAGGTTGCCGCCGGGGTTAAACGATCCCCAAAAGCGAGCCACGTCAAGCAGGCTTTCGGGCGGCCGGTCTATCGATGGTTTTTGCTTCTTCGCGTCCGCGTCGCCCTCAAAGATGAGCGTGCGACTGTAAAACCCCTCGGTGATGCCCTCGGTCGTAAAACTGTCGTACAGCGACTGCGGTACCGTCGTACCGTGGATGACGGCATGCGGCTGGTGGATCGTCTTGATTTTCTTCGTTTCGGCGTACGCCTGGCCGACATAGCTCGATCCGCTGCGTGTATATACGCTCATGAAGACGCTAATAATTTCGTACAAATGTTTTTGACGAGCATCACCGAGTGTCTTCAGATAGCGACCAATCTCGTCGATCTGAAAAAGCATCGCCGGATGTTCGGCCAGCACGCTGACCAGACCCGCAGAAGACGCCGCTCCCTCGCCCAGCATCTCCGACAAGCCGACGAGTCGCATGATCTCGGTGTTCACCTCACGCGCCCGCTCCTTGCCCGATCCGCTCCCGGATACCGCCAGGCAATAGATGTTTGTACGCGTCTTGTGGTCGTCCTGAACTTTGCGGCCGGTCAGCACGGACAGCAGGCATAGCGCCCCGGCCAGA